CGCCCGCCGACGCGTGTCTCCCGCGCCCTAACAAGCGCTAAGTCGGCAACCACCGCAAATGTCCACGAAAGATAAATCAACCACCCCTACCCAACATCGTGAGGGACAAGAATCCAATCGTCAACGTACCGACGTCAGGATTCAACCCACCAACGAATTTTTGGCCTATTTACCAAAGGCCTACATCGACACGCAAGGTAATGTGCCTCAGTCGAAGGTTTGGAATACTCTCATGCAACAACGCGAGAGCCAGGTTGAGCAGTTCACCACACCTGTTAGACAATGGTGTGGCGGTACCATGTATCAACGCGCCAACGGAACTTACGTGAAGCCGTATTTACCACCAATGGTTTGGAACATCTGTCCGATTCGTGATAATCGGAAAGACGACGCAGTATACATCAGCTCGTACAAGAAACGAGCGGAACGACTGGCGCTCACCAAGTTCTGCGAGTGCAAAGTGAAGAAGATCCGCATGCAACACCACCCATGTATAGGACTGAGCGAGACTCAGTGCAAGGCCTGCAATGTTGAAGGCTGGACCTCCCCCGAAGGAGGCAAGGCAACCTTCTACTTTTACAACGAAACGCCTCGCACGAATATGTCCTATAACGGGATCAGGGTCTTCACCAACCCGTACCTGAAACGGATGATGGAAATCAGGCGTGGTGGAGGGACTGGTCAGCCCTTCACGGAATGGACACGACCCACGTGGGGACGCAACACGTTCCCTTACGTCGAAGAAACGACCACCACGCAGCCAACTAAAAGAGCGGGCCCTGCCCCTAAGGATAAGAACCCAGCCCCCAAAACCCACACGATTCCCATGGTTAACCGGTCTAATTTCCAATGCCGGTGCAAGGAACCTAAGTGGGTCAGGATGTGGGTCAACAAATCTGTGGGAAAAGGCAGGTGCTGGCAACAACCACACAACAGTTGCCAAGGCTGCAAGATCAAGCTGGCCGTCATGGCCAAGCCAGACGACATTATTATCAAGACCATCAAACACGATGATGACGAACGAACAATGGCCAAGAACCGAGATCAATTGAAAGACGAGATCAAACGACTTGGCGTGAACCAGGTCAGAAGCGGCGTACTCGCTGAGCTCAAACGCCACGCTGAGCCAGCGGTTAAGGTCAAACGCGCAGAAATCGAGAAAGTCTCGGGAACTATCAACTACCCATGGCAAGAACTCGGCAGCGACGGAAAGCTGTCGAGGTCCTATGTCAAACGGCCATTCAAGAAGGTCAACGAGACAGACTTCCTCCACGAGATAGCCAGCCCGGACACTTACCTGATAGCCATTTACAAAGGTAACGCCTTCGTTTCGAGTGCCGATGGCAAGAGACTATCCACGTATCCAGCCACATACGACGATATACCCAAGCGAATGACCCACCCAACCAAGGAAGCGGGTTTTCGAAAAGCCGGTGTAGCCGAAGATCGGGCTATGGATCAGGCGCCGGCTCATGGCTTAACGAATATGAAACAACGTCTGAACAAAGTCCGGAAACACAAAGTGCCTCTCGCACCCCTGGTCCTTCCGGCCAACAAGTCATCAACACCACCGATGACGGACGACGAACCACAGCCAGACAGCCCACTGACGAAGAGCATGATATACGAACTGAAGCGTGGGTTCAACTTCAAGGACAACGGGACCCTGGCAGCGAAGTGCCTGAGAGCTTTACCACCTGCTCAGGATTCTCTAGTTGTGGCGCTAATGGACCAATCACCTTCACAGTTCCACAAGATGATGGCGGGCAAGCCAACAACGGAAGAGGACAGGGAAATCAAGAGGGAGATAACCAACTTGACGTATGCCCAAGCCCTGGGGATCCGGGCAGCGGCGAACATGGCAAGGAACCTCAAGGAGGAACCCAAGATCAGTCTCCTACAGCGGCTGAGATGCCCGGAATGCAACTGCAGGGCCACCAGACGGTACACCTATGTGAACCCCCCGAGGGAGGTGATAGAGTGTTTCCGGTGCGAAGCGACAACGACAATTTCCAATGGGTAAGCCAAGCACACATCGACGTGCGGCCAGAAGACAGCGTCAGCAATGCGCCAACAAATTACCTGACGCGGCGACACTCCTGGCACATGGGTGCTCATTTCCAACAGGACATGGTATCTGTCCACATCTGCCCGTCCCTACCACCACTGAGGACGGCGACGAGCGATTTACCCAATCACAGCAGGAGCTCCTCTGGCATATTGTCAACGGATACACACCGCCCGGATCCCCCCCCAGCTGTTCCGAACACACCTGCTGGGCAACCTACAGGACCGTCACCGCCGGATCCACCGAGTCCACAGGCACCCACACCATCGGGACCACCGAGCCCACCAGGCGGAGGGGACAACCCATCCCCACCGGCACCATCAGCCCCACCTCCGCCGCCGCCATCGCCGCCAACTACTGGGCCAGTCACCCCGATTCCACCACCAACGAGCCGGGCAGCCCGGATATTTCGTGGCGTGACCTGGAAACATGGATTCTGGATGAACCCAGCTTGGACACGGGCCGGGAACCAACCAACCAAGAAGCAAACAGATGAAGCAGTTGTTCCCATAATAGCCGACCCAGACCAACCAACAATTATGGAACGAAGGGAGATGCGCACACAGCCCAACATCTGCGACAAGGAGTTGTACGGACGCCTTAAACGGTTAGCGGTATTCAAGACACGGGACCACGAACTTTACTGGACCCTCATAAGGGAAGGTGAAGCCTGGTGTAAAGTCAACCGACCGACCTGGAGCGAGTACGACACAACTGAAAATGTCGTGGAAGCAGCCAACTCCCTAATGTTTCCAACCGAGCAAGAAATATCAATCAGGCAGCGACTAAAGGACTCTAAAATCAATGTCCTAACTAAGAAGAACAACGAAATGGTCGCAGGTAATCTTGGTCGCAAAGGCTGGTTTTCCAACAAGCTCTGGACGTTCGGCGACACCAGATGGGGATCGAAATGACATCAGTGTACAGGAGTGGCAGGTGCACACATCACACGCAGGCCCATCAAACGCCTCGCAAGGGGCTGCTCCATCAAAGATATACCAACAATAGCCTGCAAGCACAAGCACCGCAACATCCAAGTACTGCCCACAATACAACAACAACCAGCCAAGTGGGGATGTTACCATGGATGCGTAGTCAACGAAGAGATTGCGCTACATGAACGGCATCTGCTCGACACTCCTAGCACCACCCAACATGCATTACGCGTGATGAAGAAATTGCTGTACAGGAAAATGAACCTGTACAGGGTCAAAACGCCAACGTGGGAACCAGGTGAGGTCTTAAAACACAAGGACGGCTTCTTGAAAAGGAGATACCAACGAGCGTACGACATGAATAACAAATGGGGACTACAACTCAACAAAACAAGCAGGGTTTCAATGTTTCTCAAGCACGACAAGGATCCCGAACACACTATCATGGACAAAGTTCCGAGGTGTGTACAGCACAGGGACCCTAGGTACGTGGCAGAACTAGCAAGATACCTGCTACCCATAGAACAGTACGTTTTCAAGAAATGGAAACCACAACAACGTCCCGAGACGGCGATATTCGCGAAGACACTGGACACGTTTGGACGAGCCAAGAGACTCGAGGCAATGAGGAAATGGGGAAGCGACACCATCTACATCGAACTAGACCACTCAAGATGGGATGCCCACCAAACACCTCCCCTCCTAAAACTCGAGCATGACGTCTACACAACATTAAACCCGTCACCGACGCTCAAAGAGTTGCTGGCGAGGCAGATCTTCAACAGGTGTACCAGCAAGAACGGATTGAAATATTTCTCGTTCGGCAAGCGCATGAGCGGCGACCTCAACACAGGATTGGGGAACTCAATTGTCAACTATGCCGTGCTACTATATGCCACGAGGTACATCAAAACAGCTGAGATATTCCTCGACGGCGACGACAGTGTCATCGCCATATCCAAGGATGACCTACCATCATTTGACTGGGATTTTACCCAACAAGGACAGACCACCAAAGTGGAAAAGCAGCAACATGAATTGGAAAGAGCAAGCTTCTGCCAATCAAATCCAGTTAAAACCCCAGCAGGATGGAGAATGGTCAGGGTACCGTGGCGTGCTATCACCCGCGCCACATATACAACACATCAGTATCGATCCACGGGCTGGTACAGGTACCTCAAAAGCATCGGTGATTGCGAACTATCATGCAACCGTGGAGTACCCATACTCCAAAACTTTGCTATGGCATTAATCAAGGCAAGCAATGGATTCAAGGCACTACCAATCGAGAGCCTTCCATACGAGTTACGAGTGAGGATGAACCGAGAGCGAGATCCGGGCCCACTCCCCATTACTGATGAGGCCAGGTTCACATTCCAACGAGCCTTCGACATCAGTCCAGATGAACAACGACATTGGGAGCGGTTCTTCGACAACTGGGACCTCACAGAACACACTAAACGACTCGTGGGCCTACGGGATGATCAGGTTCATAAGTACCTAGTTCATCCTATTGAACGCCTCGCAGCAGTCAATCCATATGCAAAACTTATATCAACAACAAATTCAACAACCAATGAATAATGCCACTACGCATCGTGAAAACACGAGCATCAACGAGCCCTCGCAACAACGCAACGAAAGCGAGACGGAACAAGAGACAACCTCAGAGAGCGAGGACAGTGAGACGAGCACAACAACGACGGCGACCTGGCGGTCGAACTACAAGCTTCGCACCAGTCGCATTTGGCGCCTCAGCGTCAAATCAGCGTTCGGCAACGACGCCGATGAGGGGATCCGAGATACTGGGAACATTTCCAATAACTCCAGAGATGCAGTCAGGAGAGATTCTGTTTGTAGCACCGGTCAACCCACGGCAACTTGTGGGAACCAGGTTAGCAAAGACAGCAGACCTCTACGATTTGTACAAGATTACCAACTTCAGTCTGGAAATCATCAGCAGTTCCCCGACCTCAACAGCAGGATCCTACATTGCAGCTATAGATCCAGACGCCAGAGTCGACTACCCGGGTATGGCAGCCAACGCACGGGTGCGAGCACTATCCCAGGTGCCCGGAGGCAAAATCAACTCACTGTTCATGAAGTCCAGCATCAAACTGGCAGTCAACCGCAAGAACGAATGGTTATTCTGCGACGCGGCCAACGACGAGGTGTACAAAACTACTGCAGGCAACATTTGTGTTTGCCTGAATGCACCTCTAGCAGGAATAACGGGGTCGATTTATCTCACGCTAAAAGTGTCGTACAATATACTATTCCGCGGACAAAATTTGGAAGAACCGGTCCAGCGCGCAATGACACATTATACAACGACAAAGCAGGGATTCTTACACAGCGACCTCAACTACTTACTTGTCCCGTTAGGGACGATTCCAATCGATTACGACAACAGGCCTTACATCATAGTAGGGTCAACACCGGAAGAGGAAAACTTACCATCAGACATAGCGCAAATCCTAGCAGCGGGTTACAAGTACATGAGCCTCCTGTCCAGCGGAGAACATTCGGGTCAAGCCTGGCTGTTCAGGGACGCGGAGGACGCACGACTAACCAGAAACATGCTTACAACAGCCCAAGCCACAACTTTACTCGGGCAAGCACCAACAGACTGGGGAATGTCGGTAACCTTCGTGACGGAATTGATCAATACTACTCGCGCCTCGCAATCCTCACAGCCGGAACTGGAATCTATGTCACGCAAGATGGACGCACTTACAGCGCAGTTGAGTACAATGACAAACAAGGTACTGCAACTATCAGAGCACACCTCCCAGACACAAAGTTCGATCCAATCACCGTCCAGACAGACGGAAACGAACTCAAGGTCTCAGTCAACAATGGGAGCGTCAGCGTCTCGGGACACGTCGGTGTCTCGAACCACCTCGGGATACCCCTCGAGGTCATCGGCATCTGAACGAACCAACAACTTGTAAACAACCAACCGTCCGGAATGACGTAAAACTATCGTACGCCTTAGGATGGCGTTAAAAGCATCTATCCTACTTCAGACGGAAGGTTACTTTACAGTAACTATGGTGAAAGCCAGGGCAGCGTCTGAGGAGTCCGCAAGGACAGTCATA